AGAACAAGGAGGAGTCTTCTGACTACGATCTCTCAGTCCAGCAGGACGATGAGCATAGCGGAGTCAATATGAACGACCCCATTATCGCACGGGCTTCCGAGAATATTCACAACTCACCCAAGTCCGCTGAGGTGGAGGATGGCGAAGTAGAGGAGGGCGAAGTGAGCTACGAGCGCGATTAGGCGAACACAGCTGCTACTGCTAATTACTAATAAAACATAAAAAATAAAAAACATAAAAACCCAAAAAAACCCAAAAAAACAAAAAAGTTAAAAACAACTTTTTTTAAAGTTGAACAAAAACAAAACACAACCATAGCTGGTGCTAGTAGCCCTAATTGAGGGGGCGAACAGGAATGTTCGATTCTTCCTTATGGTATTTATCCTCGGTTTTTTATTTAAATAAACTTTTTTGATTATTTAAATACAAATAATTATTGTAATATAATGGACTCACCAAAATATTTTGTAATCAATCCGTTATATTTTACTATTACAGTTATTCCAGAAATGGTTGAATATGCTAAAAAAAAACTTTCAAATAGGTTAGTCACTTATAAACCACGCCGATTATCAGCTGTGAAAATTGAAGTTTAAAAAAGACTAAAATAGTTATTATATAAACCAAACAATTTAAAATGGCCCCCAACACACACACACATAACAATAATGGAATAAGATATAATACAAGTTACTATAGGCGTAATAAAAATAAGAGATTTTGTGTTCATAAATGCCCACATTGTAATTATGAAACAACCGGTCCGAAACAAGCTCTTAGAGCGCATATATGGTCAAAACATACACCTGAATACGAAAGGCCATTTCAATGTCCATGTCAAGATTGTAATAGAGGATTCGCGTCTAAAGCAAACTTGCTTAAACACATCGAAACATATCATAATATTAAAATACCAAACCATAATAAAAAAATCTTAGCTTTTGAAATCGTTTCGATAAATAAAAATACACAGAGAACAAGAACTTATAATGACAATAAATTTATACTTGTCGAAAAACTTCCAGAAAATATTACTCTAATAGACTTTTATTACGATATTTATTCAAAAACAATATCCGTAAAAAGTTATACTAGAGAATATCTAAAAAAAATATACCAAACATCTACCATATATTAATTCGTCATAGCACTTTTAACTATAAGAAATGTATTTTGTTATAGTTTAAATAAAAAATAATATGTTTTTTTATATGGAAGATGACTATTTTACAAAACAAATTTTAACTTATATGGGAAATAAAAGAAAGTTTTTAATAAAAATAGATGAAATTATAACATTTGTAAAAAAAGAACTTCAACAAGAAAATATAGACATAGCTGAAGGTTTCGCAGGAAGCGGCATAGTTTCTAGACTTTTAAAAAATAGAGTTATGTCAAATTACGACGACTCATTGAAATCATTATATGTAAATGATTTGGCTGGTTATTCAAAAACATTAAACGAATGTTATTTATCATCTACACAAGACATATCATCTGATGATATAGAAGCACTTATACAACATAAAAAGGTCTTAGATGTTTATATCAATAATGATTATCCTTACGATAGTTTTGTATCGCAATATTGGGCACCAAAAAATAGTGAAGATATACAGGAAAACGAACGAGTTTATTACACTCATGAAAATGCAGTGATAATTGATAAGATGAGAAAATATATAGAAGAAAAGGTGGAACCACATTTAAAATGTTTTTTACTGGCTCCATTATTAGTTCAATGTTCTATCCATAATAATACAAATGGACAATTTTCGGCTTATTTTAAAAACCAAGAAAAAACGCGAGGTATGTTTGGAGGGAAAACAAAAACAGATTTAAAAAGAATCACAAAAAAAATAGAGCCAATTATGCCTGTATTAACTAGTCATAAAGCAGATGTAAAAATAAGCCAACAAGATACAAATACATGGATAAAAACAATCCCTGAAGTAGATTTAGTTTATTATGACCCGCCTTATAATAAACATCCTTACAATATTTACTATTTTTTAATTGATATTATTAATAATTGGAATACTGGTATTCAAATCCCAGATACATATAGAGGGCAGCCAAAAAACTGGGTAAAAAGTGGTTATTGTAGTTTAAAAAAAGCAAAATCAACTTTTCATGATTTAATAAAAAATACAAAAGCAAAATTTATTTTAATTTCTTATAATAATAAAGGCATTATTAGTATAGACGATATGCGTGCTATTTTGGAACAATATTCTACTAAATTACATACTATACCAGTAGAACACAAGGATTATAATAAATTTATTGGTATAGCGGCTAAAAAACGTAAGACGCAAAAAAATAAAATTGAAGAATTTTTATGGCTTATGGACTGCAGAAAAGATTTGTAAAAATAATTATATTAAGGAAAGTATATATGTCAAACACTAGCAGTTTGTCAGCCGATCCCGAACTATTGGATATGGTAAATCAATATAGAAATGCTATAAAAATAGAGGAAAATTCATGTGATGAAAGATTAAATAAAGAATCAGAAGATTTTGCGGCAATGTGGTATACAGCATTTCCTGAACAACTTGATGATCCAATTTATTTGTCTCAACAACAACGAAAAAGTATAAAAACTATTATACATGAAAAAAAAGAACTAAAAAAAACGCACTCACTCGGCGATTTAACTAGTACAAAAGGAAACACATAACTTACATCACTTATAATTTATTTTCTGTATAAACTACACTTCCAATACCATGGATCTCTATACATTATTTTAAAGTCTTGTCCTTTTTCTAATATATCTAAAATATGTCTAGAAAGTTCATGGTCATTCCAACTAGTATAATGTATAAAACATCTCTGAGATTTATTAACTTTAATTAAATCTATTTTTTTAATAAACCCTAAATTAAATTTATTAAATGTTTCAAATATAAATTTTTTATTAATTTTAGAATTAATTTTCGGAATACATATTGTTATTTTCATTTGATGATTATGATTCATATAATAATGATCAAATAGAATCAATTTTTGTTTGCCGTCTCTTATATTAAAGATTTATCAATGCTTGTTAGGAATATTTAATAGTCTAAGATAAAAATGTTTGCTGTAAAGAGACAAATAAAGATCTCGGAATGTCTTTAAATGAATTTATAAAATTGAAATAAAAATATAAATTGTAAAGATATACAAAACAATGTCAAACAATAACAGATTTCAGTGTTTAAAAACTACAACCGATAATAATAAATCGTATGAACCTCCTAACAGACAAATGACGAATTCTAGATCTAATAGATTTTCAGACGAACGACAAAACAAAAGAGAAAACAGTAGATGGAAAAGGAGTAATAGTCCCTCTAAGAACAATTCTAGAGACACCACACCTATGCCTACTAATAGTAGATGGAAAAATACCGAAGATGAATATAAACCAACTAATTCTTTTGGAAGAGATAATAACAATTCTAGAGACACCGCACCTATGCCTACAAATAGTAGATGGAAATTGACAGAAAATGAATTTGGACAAAATAATTCTTTTTCAAGAGATAATAAAGACAAAGATAATTATAGAAGAAATGATAGAGATTCTGGAAGAGATGGTCCTAGGAGGGGTAGATACTCGGGTTTTGGTAAAAATAGAAAGTATTTAGGAAGAGGAGGTCCTAGTATTTTCGATGGAGTAGATAAAGATTCTAATGGGCTGCCTAAGATCACAGGTTGTACTCAAAAATCCTTTAATATCATGACCTCAGCACAAAGTATAAGACAACCGCAAAAAAAGAAAAAAAAGAAAACATCAAAAAGTAATGTAAGTAAGTTAGAGAAAAAAGAAAATACAAAATTATTGTTTAAAAAAGAAGAAAAAACAGAAGAAGAACTAAAGAAAGAAAAAGAGTGGCAAAAAGCAATGCTTTTACAATATCAGATGTACACCGATTCTGAAGAAGAGGAGGAGGATGAGGAGGAATCAGAATAATAAATAGAATAATAAATAGAATAATAAAATAAAAAAGTTTAAAATTTTTTTATTTTTTAGGTATTTTATTTATCAATGAGTGACTGCGAAACAGATTATGAAATGCCAGATGATTCATGGATAGAAGAAATAGAAAAAGAAGAAAAATCGTATAATAGTTTTTATAGAGAAATAAACGACACAATTAAAATTTATTATACCTATATAGACTCTGAAAATAAAATTTATCATATAAAAAAAGATTCAATAGAATTAAAAGAGGGGGTTTTGAATAAAGAAAAACTTATTTTTATTTTAAAAAAACATAGAAATTTTAATAATAAACGACATAAGTTGATAAGTGTTTTACAATATAATGTGGATTTAGCACCTCAGGAATTATCTCTGTATTTAAAGAAAGAAGACAACTTTAATTTTCTTACCATTAAATCGTCTTTAAATGACATGAAATGGGACGACACAATAAATTTATTTAAAGACTTGAATAGCTTACATATTTTGTTTTACGAGGCCCCTAAGTCAAGGAATAAAGAAACAAAAAAAATATTTATTAATACACACAGAAAATTGAAACGGAAATCAACTCGAAAAAAGACTTAAAGCAGTTCAGTCATATCTAATCACACGATGAGTTCTATTGTTTCAGCCATGGACAAGCACATTCATAACAAGCAATTCGGAGAAAATGGTCACGCAGAATATGCGTGGTCTGAGGAACCAGCGGAATTGGTGGTTCAGTTCTTCTTTCAGTTGGTTCGCTGTAATAGCGACAGTGGAAAGAAAGACCTAGAAAAGAAGTTGCGTTACTTGTTGGAGCATTTGAGTCGCGAACACGAATTGTTCGCGATTATATATAAAATTATTGCGCAGACGCGCGACATTGTACACGGAAAAGGAGAGTATGAACTAGCCTTTATGCAATTGCGTGTTTGGTGGGATTATCATCCAGAATTGGCCATGGCGGCATTTGCCTTGTTTGTAAAGGGCAGTGCTAATCCTCTAGAACATCAGTATGGTTCATGGAAGGATGTAAAGTATATGTGTAATCATCTAAAAAATAACAGTGATGCCGGAGAAAGTCATCCATTTATTAATAGTATTCTCGAGTTTACTATGGCGGAGTTGGTTATGGAGTGGCAACAGCTCACTACAAGTAGAGATAATTCAACTGCTTATAGTCCAGGTCTGCTAGGTCGATGGTTTCCGCGAGAAAAGTCTAAGAAGTTTGGCTGGCTATTTAATCGTTTGGCTCGCATGATGTTTCCTGAGTATGTGGTTGAGCCTCAAGGAGGTTGGCGTAATAGAGACCATCTAATGAAGGCTGTTACTAAGCAGCGCATTCAACTAAAAAAGATGCTTGTGACTTTGAGTCGTGAGACGGATACGGCGCAGATTAAGATGTGTAATAAGGAATGGCGTAATCTCGACTTTAATCATATCACATCTATTACCCTTAGGAAACAAAAAAACGCAATTCTTAATAAGACGAAGAAGGGTGAGGTTCGCAGCACGGACGACGATCGTGTAAATTGTGCTAAAAACTACCAAACACATCTACAAAAGGCTATGTCAGGAGATTCTAGCGCTAAGATTCACGGTAAGAGGTGCACTGTGGGCGAACTAGTAAAGGACGCTCTGTCAGCTCCCAATAGTGGTGCGGTGTATGATACAATTAATCAGCAATGGGAGAGTAACCGTGGAAACAATCAGGCAATGGAAAATGCGCCCATGGTTGCTATGGTAGATACATCCGGCTCTATGGAAATTGACGATTGTACTCCCCTATATAACGCTGTTGGTTTGGGTGTTAGGGTGTCGGAATTGTGTCATCCGGCATTCAGAAACCGCGTAATGTCATTTAATTCTGTCCCTACATGGCTTCGTTTTGACGATAATGAAACGCCAGTTCAAAAGATTAAGAAGTGTCGAACAATGAGTTGGGGAACTTCTACCAACTTTATGTTGGCCATTGAAAAGATTCTTAAGGCATTGGTAGACGCAGATGTTCCTCCTAAGGAGGTTAGAAATCTTATTCTAGCGTGCTTTTCGGATATGCAGTTTGACAACCATTATGCTAATGGAAACATATTCGATACTGCTCAAGAAAAGATTGGGACTATGTTTGCTCTAGCTGGACTAAAGACGAGTCATCGCATGGCTTATGATCCTCCTCATCTCCTTTTCTGGAATCTTAGAAAGACCTCGGGATTTCCTTCTACAGCGTTTAGTAAGAATGTTACGTATCTAGGCGGTTACAATTCCGCTCTACTAAACATCTTTTGTAATCAGGGTATTGAGGTATTACGAGAGTCGGCTACGCCGATGCATCAACTTACGATTCTTCTACAAAACGACCGTTATAGTCACATGGATGCTAATCTAGAAAATTAAATTCAATAAAAAGAATAAAAATTAATTATATATTAAAAATTTTTTTACTATTATATACCCTTTATTTGATAATTTAATGTAATAATATAAACAAAAAATATTACATTAAATTAATAATGTCAAGAGATATTTCTGACAATCAACAGAATACAAACGATTTTTTACATAATATGATTTCTAATAGAGTAAGAGATCTTTCAAATAATACAAGGTTACAATTTCTTAATTATTTAATATCTGCGATAGATAATGAATTCGATGATAATTTATCTGTTTTACCCTTAGCAAACAATTTTATGTCAGGGAGTGGCGTAGGACTATCTAATCAAGCTACTATAAATCAATTATTGTCTAGAACACTTTTACAAGAAAAAGATGCTTATAAAAAGGTTTTATCAGATAAAGGCGAGGAACAATTAAAAGAAATAATTTATCAAAAAGAAAATTTTGATACACATCAGTGCGTTATTTCTATGGAAGATTTCAATGATAGTGATATAGTGATACAATTACCATGTGGTCATATTTTTAATCCAGAATCAATTAAAACATGGTTAAAAGAAGAATCGTCAAAATGTCCTGTTTGTAGATACGAATTAAAATTTGACGAAATAAAAAAAGATTTTCCAGCAAATAGAATAAGGAGAGAAACTTCCACAACAGATACTTCTAATAATACATTTGTAACTAATACTCCATCAACACCAATGCCAAATTTATTATCTAGACAACAATCTTTTTCAATTGTAAATCCTTATAGTAGAATGTTTAATAATATGGATTTATTATATAACCCTTCTAATTCTATTAATAGACCCAGAAGAAGGAATCTTATTTCACAACGAGATATAGTTAATAGAATACTACGGACAAATAATTATATAGATGAAGATGCGCAAATGCAAAATGCTATTATGGCTAGTATTTATGAAACATCGGATGTTAATACAACCATTGATTCTAATTTAAATAGTGGAATAAATGAAATTATAATAGAAAATAATACATATATAGAAGAAACTATGGATGAAGATTCTGATGAAGAAAATTTATTAGATCCCATGACTTTAAATGAAACTATGTTACAAGATATAGATTCAGATGAAGAATTATTTTAAATATCATCCCAATCAAACTCGGTTTCACCAATTGTAATTTTTTCATTCTTTTTCTCAGTGTTTAAATCTTTTAAGTGACTTTCATCTATCTCATTGTCACCCCCATAAGATCTATCGAATACAACCTCACTATCGACTTCCTTTTTAATATGATCAGACATAATATCATATATAACAGGAATCTTTTTTAGTTCTTCTATTTCATTATTATTATAAACATAAAGTAAATCAGCCTTTTCTTTTTTCTTTGTTCCTGATATAACTTCTCCCATGCTATGACTCCTCAAACCGGCTATGACAATACCATTGGGTTTAATGGTATTATCTCGCTTATTTCGCCCGCGAAATTTTCCTCTAATAACAAGTGTGCGTATCTTTTTGTCCGCACACATAATAACAGCATGTCCGCCTCCACTAATAGCTGTAATTCTGGCATATATTTCTCCTTCTTCTTTAACCATACGTAGTTTTCTATTGTAACCTCCTTTAGGAGCTACATTTTTTCGTGCCATCTTTTTGTGACCGCTTCCTCCTTTCTTATTTTTGACCATTGTATTTATAATAATCATATTAAAAAAGATTTTTAATTTCAATTTTAGTAATCATCTAACATTAATAAACAAGTTTTTTTATTATCCTACGGTTTAACTTTACACCAAAAAGTTCGTGTACCCAATCGGAAAGTTTAGCTTTAACAATATCGCGTGTGCTTTTTTCCTGCACTTCCTTTGTTTGTTCATCGGGTTCGAAATTATATTTTTCATAAAACTCTTCTTCTTCGTCTTCATTATTAAATACTATTTTAAGATTTTCATTATCGACTTCAATATCACACATATCAAATCTTTTTTTCCATATTGGCGATTTGTAAGCAAAATATTCCCAATTATACCAAAACATCTTTTTTAAGTTGTGTTTTCGTCGTTGTAAATCAAAACATCCTATAGAATCTGATATTCCATAAAGACGAACATTTGATAGGGTTTTATACACATATGAAATTTCTTTGTGTATTCCCATATGTCTATAATCTTTATCTGTTTTTTTTACCATATCTAAGTTTTTTTTGTTTTCTTTATGAAAATACCATTTATTATCGTCTTTATAACCTAAAATTTGAACCATTATTTGTGGAAATTTATCATATAAATCATGTGTTTTTATTTTTCTCTCCAACTTACTTTCTAAAATAGTTATTAAATTAGGAGAATCCAATGTTTTGTTTAAATAATATGCGATACTAGCAACACAATTTTCACATAAAGATCTTAATAACAATTCTTCATATTTTGTAGAGCATAATGGTTGTAATAGATCAAAAGACTCAGTTTCAGTAGGATTTTTAAAAATTCGCATAAGATATTTCGTATAATAAATCCTTGATAAAAACACCCGATAATCTATATTATTAGAACATTTATGTAAATTTCTTACAACATGTATAAGATACATAATATCATTTTTTTTCTTCCAATTTTTATACATCGTTTTAATTTTTTTTTCAAATTTAGGAAAACCTATAGCATAAAAGTCATAATATACTTTCCATATAAATTCCCACGTCTCATTATGGAATCCACTATTATAATACTCATATAACCAAAAGTAACTTTCTTCTACAGATTTTTGTTTCAAAAGTGCCTCCAATAATGTAAGCAGAACTTCGTCGGTATTATATAAGTACCGTGTAAATATCATGTTAAATGTTGTTTGAACTATAAACTCAAACAATATTTTTCTTCAATTTTATTTTCTTGCTGATATGTATATGACAGACAGTTGGTTATCACATGTTGTTAAAGCTATGCACGCTAATCCGGGTGAAAAATTTGAGGTTATGTTAAAAAAAGCAGTAACTACCTGGAATAAAGCGGGCAAAAATAATAAGGTTTCTAAGAAGACGAGACGTCGGTGTAGAAACAAAAACAAAAGTAGAAAACGCAAATAACTTTATTATTCAAGTAATTTTCTTTTAAATATTTTCTTCATACTTTTAGTTTCTTTTATATCGTTTTGTTTGGCCAATTTTAATGCGTCGCTAATTTTTTCTCTTTTATTTACAAATTGTTCGGCCAATAATTCAAAAGTAATAGAATTATTAATATTTCTTTCATATAAAAATCCATTAAAAGTATGAATTGTTTGTAGAATTGTTAATCTTTTTTCAGGATTAGGGTCTATATTTTGTAATAGTAATTTGCTGAAAAAAATAGTAAAAGGATTATTCTGAAAACCTTCAATATTGATATAATAAAGAAATTTCAAATACATAATAGAAAGAGAATAATTATCAAATGTAGCCCAATAGTTTAATATTTTTTCAATACGTTCGTTATATTCAATAGAGTTATAGTATCGTAATTGTTTTTCACATTTGATTTTATATCGTTTTAAAAATCCTGGAGAGAAAATTTTATTAAGTCCTTTATTGTTTTCAACAAAATCCTTTGCGATAGTTTTTAATTCAGAAACGGAAGGCTCCTTATTTTTATTTAAAATATAACATAAATAATGTATTTCTAATGACCATACATAATATTCAGGAGCATAAACATAAAAAAAATCTCTTAGATTTTCACGATTCATATTTTTTATTTTTATAGAAAGTCCAAAATCAATTAAAAGAGGCACTTGTTTTACATTATCAAATAAAATATTTGTTCCTTTTAAATCATAATGTATTATTTTTTTACCAATAAGCATAGAAAGTGTTCTTAACATGTGATTGTAACTGTTTATTATATTTCTTACAATTTGAGAACTATTTTTATGTTCTATCATATAATCAATAAAATCAATACCATCAATATATAACATTTTCATTAAAATAAATTTTTTACTTTTTTGTTTTTTAAAAACAGTACATTTATTTTTATCATCATCTTTAATATTACCTATATCAATAGAACAATTTTTTACAACTGGAGAAAAATGATTATTAAATCCATTTATTTCTTGTATGATTTTACCTATTTCTATTTCGTTTTTGGCACTATTATTAAAACGTTGTATTTTGCTTACATATTTTTTGGATGTCATGTTAGTTCCATCACAATTAATACCCGGTAGAAATACACATCCATATCCACCTTCTGCTAATAATTTACCTCCCTTCATTATTTTATTTTTTGTATTATATTCTTCCATATTATAATTAAAACATATTTTATTTCTATTAAAAAATTTTTTAATTATAATATTGCTAATATTTAGTTTTTAGTCTTCTTAGTTTTATTGAAATGTCGATTTTTATAAGTCTTTTTAAGTTTTGTATGAATATCTTCAGCATCCATATTGTAGCTTCTTAGTCTAGACTTTTCCTGTTTAAGAATCATTCGGTATTTTTCTGAATCAATGAATTTATTAAAAGCTGCTGCTGGTTTTTCTCTTTTTCCAATAGCTTCAATATGTTCATCCATACCGTCTAGTAAAGATCTTTCCAGACCAATGTATTGTCTCCGCTTTTTTGGTTCCTTTTTAACAGACGACTTATTTTTAAAGTAATATCTAGCACTTTTATACATTTTAGTTCCTACATTCCCTGTGTAACCTAGTCTAAGAAGTCTGTCTGACTCTAGATTTATAATTTCTTTATTATCTTTTGTCCATTCTTCCCAATGTTCTTTGAAAATATCAGGTTTATCAAACTTATGAACTCTTGAGAATTCAGTAAGAGGACCCATAAAATTTTCTGAAAACTTATACCTAAAAGTTGATTTTGTTGTTTCTTGTGTCATGTTTGTGATAATAAGATTTAGTATTTTTATTTTCAATTTCAATTTTGTCTTATTTTTATATAACTAAGATTTATATATGACAGTATATAAATTAGAAAAATTAACACATTTAGATAAATTCAACAAATGCTATGTTAATGTTATAGCTATAAGTAAAAACCCTAATGATCCACAATTAAACAATGTATTAAAAACCATTTCTAGGCAAAAATTATCTATTTTCGATTACAATTGTCCTTGTAGTGAAACCCCTCATTGTTTAAATATATTTATACATCCAGAGACAAAACAGTATTTAAAATCTGATGAATTAGATGTATTATTTTCTTTATTAATTGATGCGGGCTATACTATAGAATATAAAATGACTAAATTAGTAAAAAACAAAAATATTATATGTTTTATATCGAAAAATTGATTAAAAAGTAATCTTTTTATTTGATATAAAACATGCCACATACACAACAAGATATTGATAAATACGTAGGTTCTCTTAATGAACTAGAAAAAAAAGCATATGAAATAGCTAAAACAGATTTAGGTTCGTCGTTTGATATGGAAAAAAGTATAGGATTTTTAAAGTGGATAAAGAAAAATAAAGTATAAACTTATATTAATATGTCCGAATCTTACGGAGATCAATACGTTCAAAATCAAGTGACTAAATTTGTAAATTCCGATGATTTTCCACAAGCTATTCAACGTTTAGCAGAAGAAGTACCTTTTGATGTTTTTCGTACTTTACTTACTAAATATCTTAAGGTAATCACTTCTATTTTAGATAAAATGTTTGAAGTTTTAGGTTTAGATATGGAAAATCCTGAAGCTCTAGATAAAAATATAGAAGAGGCCACAAAAAGGGTTCGTTTTATGACAAAAGTTATGATGGAAGTATTAAAAGATCCAACAATTAGAGAAAATATAAAAGAGCTTGCTTTAGCTTTAAATGATTCGGCCCTAAGACCTTTTTTAGATGCGGCGGTGGTGACAATGGATGAGATGAGACCAGCTATTGATGGCGCTATTGAAAAAGTGGAAGAAAAAATACACACAGGAATACGAAAAGTTATAGAT